GAACGCAGGCTTCCAACTCAGACAGCGCGAGGACTACTTGTCCGTGTCCGCGTTTTTCGGCAGTATACCGCTTGTAACGGTTCAGAGCGAGGTTGCGCGTGATTTTCCCTAAGTAGATCGACAAGCGGTTCGGACGCTGCGGCGGGATCGAACTCCATGCACGGAGGTATGTATCGTTGGCACATTCCTCCGCATCCTCTTTGTTACGCAGTATGTTATATGCAATCGTATGGCAGTAGTTACCGTACTTTTCTGCGGTGGCGGTAATCGCGCTCTCGTTACGCACCCAGTACAATTCTATGATCTCGCGGTCTTTCATTTTGCCCTCCCTTCTTTCCGTGTAAAGGCCTTTCACTTATATAGACAACAAAAATCGTCTTTCATTGCGCGGACGGGAAAACTTTTTACAAATTTATCATATCATGCCGGAGCGGCGATTTCTACCGGCCTTAGACCAAGAATCACAGCATGGGCATTGAAAAAGCTAATGCAGTCAACACTCATCTATCGGGCATCTGGTGTTGCAGGTTACCAAGTGAATCAGTACCCGGTTTTGTCCCAATGCTTTGCCCGTTCACTTTACAACGGACATTTTTTCAGCAAAAAGCAGGGGTGTATTTGTAAACATTTTGTGAACAAGCTGCCGCCGCCCGCCGTTCGTCGCTGCAACTCTTTCTGCTTTTACGGTATCGCAGCAGCGATGGGATTGCGACATGCCAACGGTAACATTGGTGTTACCATTAGCAACATTCGACCAGAGTGTTTTTCTTTCTCCCTACCCTTACTACAATTTCAAAAGCGCTTTTTGGCCAGATTTTCGGAAAATTGTTTTGCAGGACGAAAAAAGAACGGTCTGCATTGCAAACCGTTCATAAAAAAGCAGCGCACAAGTTACTTGTTCCTGTTGCGTTTGGTTCTGCGATATGCTATACTAATGGTGTTTACACCACGGCGGAAAGGAAGTGATCTCCATAGCCATCACAAGCGCAAGCTTACCCACGAAGAAGCGGATCCTGACCGTTTGCGTGAAGCTGTTTTTGGAAAAGGGCTACAAGCAGACCACGCTGGCGGAAATCAACGAAAAGGCCGGTGTGTCTTACAGCCAGTTCCAGAATATTTTCCGCGCCAAGGACGGTGTTTTGACCGAGCTGGTGGAGTTTATGTTTGAAAACCAGTTCGCTATGGCGCGAAGCGCGGCGGGTGCGAAGCTGCCGCCGATCTATGTCTACGCGGTCGAAACGGCGATCCAGATGACGCTGACGGAGCTGAACGAAAATCTGCGGGAAATTTACATTGAAGCCTACACGCAGAAGGAAGCGTCTGAATTTATCTTCCGGGAAACGGCGAAGGAGCTGTATCAGATCTTCGGTCCGTATCAGCCGGAGTTGACTGCCCGCGATTTTTATGACATGGAGATCGGCTCAGCCAGCATCATGCGCGGCTACATGGCCCACCCCTGCGACGAGGAGCTGACGCTGGAAAAGAAGCTGCGGCTGTTTCTCACCATGAGTCTGCGGGCGTACAACATCCCGAAGGAGGAAACGGAACAGGCGATCCGGTTCGTGGAAGGGCTGGATATCCGCACGATCTCCGAACAGGTGATGCAGGCGCTGTTCCGTGCGCTGGCGATGCGCTTTGAGTTTTCCCTCGCGGGGATCACGCTGCCAGCACAAAAATAGAAGCCAATATGTATTGCAAGGGAGTACTCCCTTGCATCGGGATATATCCCGATGCAATCCCCTCTTGCTCCAAAACGCGCTTCCCACGGGGGACGGGAGGTGCGCGAGAAGAAAGTGAGGAATGACTATGAAAAAACGACTGCTCAGCGTCCTGCTCATGTGCTGTATGGTGCTGACACTGCTGCCAACAACGGCTTTTGCGGCAGATACAGGAAAGGCGATACAGCTTGGCACAGGCGCACTAAGTAAAAATGTAAACACAGCGACCGCACCGACCGTGTATTTCGGGCAAAACCAAGAAAATAAGCCTGCCGCATGGCGTGTGATCGGCTATGACGGAAGCGGCGTTGCAAGCGCACAAGGGGATATGACCCTGCTTGCGGCAGGCACTATGGGAGTTGTTGAATTTGACGATACAGGAGCAAGCACCAAATATGCACCGAGTAATTTGAGAACCGCAATAGATGCGCTTGCAGGAAAGCTGACGGCGAAAGAAACCGATGCTGTTCAAACACGGACGCTTACAAGCGGAAGTTACGACGGAGAGAATACTGACTGTGTAGCGGGAGATCAGGTGGATAACGCTGTATTCTGGCCGCTTTCCACAGCGGAAGCGTTTGCGGTAAATCAGGATCTGCGAATTGTTGATAAACAAAATACAAATTGGGAGATGTACTATTGGTGGCTACGCTCCCCCGGTAACCATAATATAGGTGCCGCCTTCGTGAGAGCTGATGGTGTACCCTCCACCCTTGTGGAGGCTGCCGCCCCGTCGTATGGTGTGCGCCCCGCTTTTAACTTGAATTTGGGCTCTGTCCTCTTTACATCAGCTGCCGTAGACGGAAAGCCCGACGGAGGATTGACCGCAGTCCCCAAATACAGCGGCAACGAGTGGAAATTGACGCTTTTAGATAATAGCAGTAATTTTGCCGTAACGGAAAAAGCTGTCAGCGCCGCCCCCGACGATACCGTTACGCTGCATTACACCGGAGCGACCGCAGGGATAAATGAATATATCTCTGTCATCCTTGCGGATAACAGCGGCGCACAGTATTATGGCAGAGTAGCGCAGCCTACTGTCGAAAACGGAACGGTTGAGATCAAAATCCCGTCCGGCCTTGCACCGGGCAGCTATACCTTAAAGGTCTTCAGCGAGCAGTGCAATGGCGATTATAATACCGATTACGCAAGTAATTTCACAGACATTGCGCTGACGGTGGAAAATCAGCCTGACGAGCAGTTTACCCTCGCCTCAGGTGGCAGATACTATTTTGACCTTTCGGCAATGGACATTCCCGGCACAGCAAACAGCGGAAACTCATTTGGAGCGGTTTCTCTGCCGGATATGTCGCTGCACTATGTTCCCTTTATTTATGCCGGAACGATAGAAGCCTACAAGCTCACGTATGCGATGGCGACCACCGAGGAATATGCACAGCAGAACAAATACGCCCATAGCCTGTTTGTGGCGGACTATGTCGTAACGAATGATGTAAGCTGGGATACCCTGAATACCGCAAATCTGATTTTCGGCAAAGATTATGCCAGCGGCGGCGTGGGCTATACGCTGCGTGCGCCGTCTTGTGGAAGTGGGTTTACCGGTTCAGGCAATTCAGAGCGCGGTACGCCCCAAAGCAATGAGTGGGACGCGGTGCTGAACAAGAACAGCGGATATATCCAAAACTGGAATAAAATATATTTGTGGGGACAGGATACTGTTTCTGGCAACGCGTCGTACCGGGCGCGCCGCGGGTACTCTTCGGCCCGCTACTGGTACAGCAACTCTGCTACGCACTCCTACGCGTTCTGCGGCTTCCGCCCCGTCCTTGAAGTCCTGAACCCTGACACACTGGGCTCTGGCGGACTGAAGGCCGTTACCCTTGACCTTGGCGGCGGCAAGCTGGGTAATAGCTCCGAGGATATTCAAATCATCGTGAAAACCGGCAGCGAGTTTACCGCGCCTGCGTCCGACGGCCTGACCCGCCCGGACGGAGATACAGGCAATTTCTTTATGTGGCTTGGCAGCGACGGCAAGCTCTACGCGCCCAGTGCCAACGTTCCGGCGGATGTAACCAAGCTGACGGCGCAGTTTGCTTTATCAGAGCAGTTCTCCCTCGCCCCCGGCGGCAGATATTATTTTGACCTTTCGGCAATGAATATTCCCGGCAAGGTAAACGGCGATCTGCCGGACAGCACCCTGCACTATGTGCCTTTCACCTATGTGGGTACGGTGGATGCCTACAAGCTCATGTCGGAGATGGCAACCACCGAGGAGTATGCAGAGCAGAACAAATATCCCCACAGCCTGTTTGTGGCGGACTATGCCGTAACGCATAAGGTAAACTGGAATAACTTAGATACTGCGAGTCTGATTTTCGGCAAGGACTATGCCGCAGGCGGCGTGGACTATACGCTGCGTGCGCCGTCTGTGGGAAGTGGTCGTACAGATTCGGGTGAGTCCCAACGTGGCACGCCCCTAAGCAACGAATGGGATAAGATACTGGACAAGGACAGCGGATATATCAAAAACTGGAGCGAGATGTCTTCGTGGGGGCAAGACACCAAACCCGATAATTCGTTCCCAATCCGCGCGAACCGTGGGTACCATACGGCCCGCTGCTGTAATTACGACCATGCTACGTTCCAGCACATGATCGTCGGTTTCCGCCCCGTCCTTGAGGTTCGGAACCCCAACACACTGAGCCCTAACGGGCTGAAGGCCGTTACTCTTGCCCTTGGCGGCGGCAAGCTGGGTGACAGTTCCGAGGATATTCAAATCATTGTGAAAAACGGCGGCGCATTTACCGCGCCTGCGTCCAACGGCCTGACCCGCCCGGACGGAAATACAGGCAGCTACTTTATGTGGCTTGGAAGCAACGGGAAGCTCTACGCCCCCGGTGAAAGCGTTCCGGAGGTCGTAACCACGCTGACGGCGCAGTGGACAGTCCACCAGTACACGATTACCTATGATCTGGCCGGCGGCACTGCGGAGGGAAATCCCGGCACCTACACCATCGAGACAGGGGCTTTCACCCTCAAGAATCCTACCAAATCCGGCTATACCTTCACCGGCTGGAGCGGCACGGGTCTGACGGGTGAGAACAACCTGACCGTCACCATCCCAACGGGCAGCACTGGCAACCGAATCTATACGGCACACTGGCGTTATAATGGCGGCGGCTCCGGCGGCTCATCGAGTTACCCCATCACCATCCCCGACAAGACCGAAAACGGCAGCGTGACGGTCAGCCCGAAGAACGCCTCTGCGGGCAGCACCGTGACGATCACGGTGAAACCCGACAGCGGCTATGTGTTGGAAACCATTTCCGTCACCGACAAGAACGGCAATGATCTAAAGCTCACCGACAAGGGCAACGGGAAATACACCTTCACCATGCCCGGCAGCAAGGTCGAGGTCAAGGCGACCTTTATGGAGGACAACAGCGTTCTCAACTTCTTCTATGATGTGTCGAACGACGCCTATTACTACGAGGCCGTCAAGTGGGCGGTGGAGAACGGCATCACCGGCGGCGTTGGCAGCAGCCTGTTTGCGCCGAACCAGCCCTGCACCCGCGCTCAGATCGTGACCTTCCTCTGGCGCGCGGCGGGTTCCCCCGTGGTGAATTACCTGATGCCGTTTACCGATGTGGACGAGGGCGCATATTATGCCGAGGCAGTCCGCTGGGCGGCGAGCTGCGGCATCGTCACCGGTCTGACGGAGACGACCTTCGGCACCGACAGCGTCTGCACCCGTGCGCAGGCTGCGGCCATGATTTACCGCTGCGCTCAGGCGCAGGGTAAGGGCTTCACGGGCGCGTGGATGTTCCACCTGCCGTTCACCGATGTGCCCGAATGGGCGTATGAATCGGTGGCGTGGTGCTACATGAACGGCGTGACCACGGGCGTGAGCGAGACATCCTTTGCGCCGGGCAATGACTGCACCCGCGCGCAGATCGTCACCTTCCTCTGGCGCTGCAAGAAGTGACCGGCTGACATACGGCCAAGCAGCAAAACCGCTGACATGACCACATAAGCGAACAATGGACAGCGCAGCGGACAGGCTTTTCGCCTTGACGCTGCGCTGTTCCTTTTTCGCTACGAGAAACAAATCAATGACGTTTTAAGCTGCGCCGCTACCCCAGCGCGGCAAGGAGACAGCATTATGAAAAGAATCACAAGAATCATTCGTCCGATCATCTGCACTCTCGCGGGAACAGTGCCGGAGAGATAGAAAAACGGGAAAGACGGTCAAGCCCAAACGCACTTGACCGCCTTGAACAAACTATATCGAGAGCAGAAAGGTTTATTGCGACTCCTCAAGGAAAGAAGAAGTTGATTCTAAGCGGTCATTTGCTAAATGGTTCCGTTTCTTCATTTACCCAACCGCCATCGTACAGGTCTTGCCATGCATGGGATATAGGTAAAAGTTCATTTCCGTTAATGTCATATATGCCATAAACGTATTTCCCGCTACTTCCCATTATTGATCCTTGCTGAGTCTGATGATAAAAAATCAGGTATTCTCCGTCGGATGTCAAGCCATAAAAACCCGATGCCCAATTTCCAACGTCATTTTGCTGCATAGGCACAAACATCAGCTCTCTGCCGCTTGATCCATCAAACACAACTGTTCCGGGAATCGTGCTTCCCTGTGCAGCGCTCGCTGCGTCAATTCCCGATGCGATATAAAGATAGCTGCCTTTATACGCAAATATTCTTAATCCGTCATAGCTCTCAACCGATTTCCCCATTTCCGGCGGATAATATCGTGGAAGCGAGAATACAACCTTTCCCGCGCCATCCTCTATATAGCTGGCAGACCAGGTTTGCCAAACACTATAACCATTGGGGAGTGGTCCATCAACCGTGAACTTGAAAATCTCTGTCATACGCATAAATCTCTGCGTAATCACGGCTGCCTGTTCCCTTGTTATTGTGCTTTTCGGAAGAAATTTCCCGTTATCTGATCCTATAAATATTTTATATGGGCAAAGCGAATCCACTGCCGAAACAGCCCACGGCGAAATATCTCCCTTATCCGCAAAATCTGGTGTTTTATTCAGCTGCTTAAATCCGAATAAGTCAAATGTTCTTCCGATAATAACGGCGGCTTCTTCTCTTGTGAGAAAATCGTTCGGAGAAAAGATTTCATCGTTTCTACCCATTATAATTCCGGCATTGGACAACGCTCCCACAAAAACATCGTCTGTATCGGAAAAAGGCGGCGCAGCATCATTGAGAACAACTTTTGTAGTCATTGCATCAGACATCTGCTTTATCGCAAAATAAATCAACCTTGCAAACTCATCACGCTTTATCGGCTTTGTATAATCATCATAATCAAACGGGATGCTTTCGGTCAATTCTTCAACATACGGTTTTGCATATTCGGATATGCTTGCAGTTTCAAGCGCTGCAACTCTGCAAACAGGAAGGGTTGCAAATATGAAAATCACAATCAGCAAACCCGATATTGATTTCAAATGACAAGAGAGAGAATTTCTCATTATACATCTCCTTTTATTTTTCGAGCCTTGCATTGCAGGTATTTGTTAATGTTGTCTGCACCGCCGCAATATCACTGCTTTGTATAGGTATGTTTGCCATTTGTAACCCTCCTTTCTGCCAGTTACATATTTTACTTTTTAGATTCACACAAACCTTTCAACATACGGCAAAAACCGCAACAAGCCTTCGTCAACAGCTGTTGCGGTCTAATAATACTTCACTTGTGGAAGGCATAAAAACCGTTTGTATTGTTTGCTTAAAACGGCAGACCGCGGTGTTCGTGCCTCTCTTACTACATATTTAGTTTACCATACAGCATTGAAAAAAGCAAGCATGAGTGCAGCTATGACGAGAACAAGCACCGCAGGCAGGAGATTGAAATCTACTACTCCTTTGTCGGCAAGGTGGACTTGCCCGACGAATAAGCCCGACCTGTCCGGCGCAGTGCGCAAGCGCCGGACGGGAACGGCAAAAATTTTTACACTTCTATTGCTTCTTTATCTAACACAAGCTAACAGGTCAGGCTTCAAACACATATAACAATCCTCCATAAACAAAAAAAGAGCTGCCGCACAGGGAAGAGAGCATGTTCTCTCTTTCACTGTACGGCAGCTCATATTATCTTCATCAAACAGATGGGGATAGCTGAGCAAAGCTTGCCAGGTACTTGCGGGCCTTGCTCATCCAGGCGGTGATGTTGTTGGGGGTGGTATCGTAGTGGGCACTGATCTCCCTGCAGGAATACCCATCGCACATCATGCGCAGGGCGCGGATCCCCTTGGCAGTGATACCGGTAGCTGTAGCTTCAGCCCGGTCCAACAGGCTCATGAGCTCTCTGCAGCGCAGCTGCTGCTCATAGTCTTCCTGACGCGGGTCATCCTCCAGTTCCAGATAGCAGGAAGACACCTCCCGGGTGTACCGGGTACCGCGCTCCAGCTCGTTGTAGATCTCATTGCGGATCAGGATATAGGCGTAAGTGGAGAAGGCGCCGCGGCCGGGCCGGTCCGTCTGTGCTGCCTTGCATAGACCGATGCAGCCAATCTGAAATAGATCGTCATAGGTATAGCATCCCTGAGCGGAGGGGTTCTGCAGGCAGTCCTTGATGACCTTACCCACAAGGCCCATATTTTCTTCTACCAGGATTCTCTGCTCATCATTGAGCGGCAGCATGATACTCACCTCCTATATTTGGCCGGATCCGACCGGCGTTCGGATTGGGGTCCTGGAGCAGCTTTTTGCTCTCCCGGATGACCACCTGACAGTAATAGGCGCCCATGTGCCCGATATGTGCGTGCCCGGCCGGCGACTGGGTCACATGTGCCAGCCAGCGATATGCCTCCTTGCGGGTCATCCGTCCGGATTGATGCAGCCGGTCAAACTGGTTATGGGCGAGGTAGCGAAGACGACGCAGGTTGCTGTCGGCGAGGCTCCCTCTGGGCTGCTTGGTGACCGGGTCCGCGATCACGAAGGAATCGCATCTGGGATAGTTGCTGCAGACATAAGCCATGGCGCCGGGGAAGGGGGGCTTACACACCTCCTCGGCCGGGCGCAGCACAGCAAGGCACCCGCAGTGGCAGCGCAGCTGCTGCCCCTTCTTGGGGAGCAGACAGGTCGTATTCTTTCGGCTCATCTATCAAAACCTCCATTCGAGACGACCGTCTTCCGGAATGGAAAACAGGCCGCAGGATTGTGTCAGGGTACGAAAAAAGCCGGAAGACTGCCAAAAAAGACAATACAGAGTCAAGTGCTGGAGTTAAACGTCGATTCCAGCATTCGACTCTGTACTGTATTTCAGCAGCCTTCCGGCTACACCTTATTGCAAGATCTGCGCTGTATGGGACCATCGGACAAGTGGTCCCGTAACGATTCCCTGCCGCTCATCAGGCAAGTCTGCCGCCGTGGCCAACGACGGATCGAAAGCCTGAGCGCAGTTCTTGATCTGCTCATAATATAGCATAAATGCCCGAAAAAGTCAATAAAATGGCAGGAAATGCGCATTTTTGGTGCAATAGCCAATGCCGGGGCGCTGGGGTCAGTATGGGGAAATCTTTCGTGCAGTTTGCTCAAATTTCCTCCTCATCGTCCCAATCGGCATAGCGCTGCCTGGCGCTGCGGCGGGAGAGGAAGAGGGCAACGAGACCCACGACAGCAAGTGCCAGCGCAGCGAGGAAGAAGACCACGGGCACCACGTTCCGGGTGTTGCTGCCGGATGTGTTATTGGTCGGCGGCTGAGAGGGGGCAGGGTCCTGCTGTGTGGTCGGTGGTGTGTCCGGCTCGGTCGGTTCCGGATCGGGGATGGGCACGGTGGAATTGATGCAGCTGAGGGTATAGGTGGTGCTGCCGCCCAGATCCATTCTCAGGATGCCGGACTCATCGACAACTACCGGGACCGGGAAGACACCGGCGTCTGTACGCAGCTCGAACTCCACTCCAGCCCAGCGTGCCCCGAGCTGCAGGACCAGCTGGTCGGGCTGCTGCGTGATTTGAGGCGTATTGGCGTCGGTATCGGCATATGCTGCGGGCGCCAGTACCAGCATGAGCAGCAGGGTCAGCAGCAGGGCAGGGATCTTTTTTCTTTTCTGCATAGTCGCTTTCCTCCCATCAGCGTGTAGTGGACATATGGGTGATGGTGCCCCAGATCCGGCATTTCTCCGTGTTGACGCCGAGGATTCGGACAGTGACGCGGGCGCCTCTGGGCGGTCGGCCGCGGGGAGGATACGTACACAGGCAATCGACGCCGCCATCGAGAGAGACGAATACACCGGTGAGATCCACCAAGCTGACGGTGCCGACGTAGCGTTCGCCGACCACATAGCGTTTCAGGGCCTTCTCGTAGGGGTTGGCGCTGGCCTGCTTCACCGACACGGTCACGTGCAGATGGTTCCAATCACTGCGGTCCAGTTCAATGATCCGCACGAGTACGCGCTGGCCGGGCTGGAAATGCTGACTGGCGTCCACCCAGCGCTGGTAGCTCAGTTCCTTGAGTGGGATATAGCATTCGGCGCCGAACAGATCCACAAAGATGCCGGCGCGGATGACGGATACGACGCGGGCCTCGGCGCGGGAGCCGACATATAGCTGGTAGTTGCCGTTACGGTCAGTCTTGTAAAAATAGGCCTTGCGTTTCAGGGCCATAGCCTCCATGCGGCTGCCGCCCGCCATGCCGGTTTCCGGATCTACGCCGCGGATGACGTAGTCGATCTCTGCGCCCATGCGCTTATTGAGCATGTAGTAAAGCACGTCGCTCTTGCGCTGGCCACGGTAGTCGTCCGGTTCGTAGATGGCCTCTTCCGAGGGGATCAGGACCTTGAACTCGCCATGATAGACTACGGCATAGATGCGGTCGGGATTGGTCTTGCCACGCTCCACACCTCGGATAGAGTCTGTGAGGATGCGTTTGATCTTCATGGACTCTACCAGATCAAGCAGATCGTTCTGAATCCGGTCTGCATCGGTCAGGACCTGACGCTCCTCATCAATGGCGACGATCTTTTTCTTTGCCCGGCGAAGCGTCTTTTCACCGGAGGATAGGACTGCTGGAGTATCTGTTTCTTCGTCCTCCGGTAGTGCTTCCGGCTCCTGTGGTACTGGCTCTGAAACAGGTTCTTCAGGGGTTTTAGATTTTCTGGATCTGGGTTTGCGAGCCGGCTTTTCAGGCTCGATGGCATCTTCAGAGTCAGTCTGGGGGACGGGGGGATTAAATTGCTTTCCCTGGGATTCCATCGCCGATTCCAAGTCAGTATGGGGACCTGCGCTCAGGTCGTCGGGCAGCTTGCCGTTTTGGATGCCGCCAGCTTGGATCAGCTCAGATAATTCCTGAGCTTGGCCAGAAAATGAATTCTGGTTCGGGTCGTGGGTAAAGTCAGTCATGTAGCATTCCTCCTTCAAAGTCAGTTTGGGGCACTAAAAGTCTGCAGGTGGTTTGGAACTTTCATATAAAGGCGCCTTCCTGCGCGCAGTGGCGGCTGGCTTTCCTCCAGACGGTATGGCTGGAGTCGGTATGGGAACGGGTGGGACAGGTGGGTCAGGCTTTGCGGCACGGTAGTCGCGGATGGAGACTTTCTTGATCTCCTTGGCAAAGGGGTGGTCCACGTAGTCGAACTTCTTGGCCTTCAGGATATCCTGGCTGCGCACGATGATGAGCAGTTCATCGTTGGGTAGACGCAGGATCTCGTCCGGTGTGAGAAGGCGGCGCCGCCCGAGTCCTTCGGTGTAGCGGTACTGGGGGATGACCTGTGCGATGGCGATGCTCTGGCGCATGGTCATAACTGAGTTGACTTCGACGGTCATATCGCCGCTGCGTTCGCTGAAGTATTTGGCGGAGATGTCATCGGTACAGCCCAGCATCAGCTGTGTGTCCGCATTGCCGATCAGCTCGGCCCAGAGGTTGTCTGGATAGCGGTTTTGGATCTGGGGCAGCGATTGGCAGCACATCATGATCTGCAATGACCGGGAGCGGACAACGCTGACTTTCTTAGCAAAGTCCGGTATGACGCCCACGTTGTTCATCTCCTCCAGAATGATGTTGACGGGTATTTTGCAGCGCTGGTCTGGGCGGTTGTCGGCGTAGCGGACCAGCTTGATGAACAGACAGCTGAAAAAGAGGGAGGAGAGAAATTCCAGTGACGAGCTTTGGTCGTCGAGGATGATGAAGTAGGCGCACTTTTCTTTGCCGGGCAGTTCCAGATCAATGTCGTTGCTGCGGGTGATGCGGCAGATGGCCTCGTTCTGGAGTACCTGAAGGCGGGTGCCGAGGCCCAGCACGATGCCGGTGCGCACGGTGTCGCTGGCCTGACTGAACAGCCAGTAGGAGGCTTTGGCCGGATGGGTTACGGGAAGACGCTCGAACATGGCGGTCAGCTGCTTCTCTGTGTTGCGGGTCAGCATCTGGTAGACGGCAGGGAGGTTTCGCTGCTCGGGCGGGCGGCTGGTGTCCTGATCCACATAGAGGATGAGTGCCTTCAGGAGATTGGCCTCACCATTATCCCAGAAGTGGTCGCCTTTGTTGTCACCCTTGGTGTTGGCGATGATGATGTCGGTGAGGATCTGGGCCATAAGCGTGTCACCATTCAGGTTGAACATGGCGTTCCAGGAGTCGCCGAACTCGGGCTGGACGAGGTTGAAGACCCGGACGGTATAGTTGTGTTTGCGGAACAGCTCGACAGTGTCGGTGTAGATTTCTGATTTCGGGTCTGATACCAGTACCGACTCGCCACGGCGGATGGACTGGAAGATGGCCGGGCGGATGACGCCTCTTGACTTCATGGTGCCGCTGGCGCCGTAGATGACCACGTGCTTGTTGTACCATGTGTCTTCCGGGAGGCAGATGACATCACCATTCTCTTCCCGGCCCAGTATGATGCCGCGTGCCTTCTTTGGGCTGGCCGCCTCCAGGATCTCCTTCTTTCGCTTTTCGGTCATCCAGTTGGCAGTGCCATATGTGCCCCGTTTGCTGCGCACGAAGTTGCGGTCGTCCAGGTCCTTGCCTCCAAACCGATCCCGCAGACGAAGGAAGAGAAAGACGCCGGAGCCAACAGTCAGGATCAACAGCGCTGCGCGAAGTCCGGCGGGAGTAAAGGCGTGGCGGATGCAGTAGAGCGGGTGATACTGCAGCGGTGCGATCTGCGCCGTTCCTGTCATACCGCCACTATGTAGCCAATCCTCGTAATTGATCAGCAGTTGTGCCACCAGCCCGCTGAGATAGAGCAGTGCGCCCAGACCCAGTATGGCGGCAAGTGCTATACTGAGTTTTCGTATGGATTCTTTCTTCAAAGATTTGCTCCTTTGCTTACAGTGGGTCCAAGTCAAGAGCGTCTTCCAGCATTTCGATGGCAAGCTCTCTGAGCTGGACCCGGTTGCCAAGATACTCTCTCAGAAATGGCGTCTGCCACGGAAAGCACAGCAGCTCAACCGGTGCCGAGATATGTTCCAGTGCTTGTTTGAGCCGCAGCAGGCGGGCAAGGTCACCGTCCAGATGGGAGAGGATCAGGATGTCGCCGCGTTTAGCGTCGCATTCAATGCTGCCGGGGGTGTCCGGTCTCAGTTCCGGAGGGAACAGGGCGGAGAGGAGCTGTTCCTGCCAGTCGGGCTGAAGCAACAGACGCAGCTGTCGGACACCCTGTCGGTCCATGGGAATGAAGTGGATATGGGGATAGATACGATCAAAGCGCAGATCCATGCGGCGGCGGTTGGCGGAGGAGAGCAGAGTGGTTAGGGCAACATTGTTGCCCTGACCTAATAGCAGCGCCCGATCCACCCGGTCAACACCGGCATTCATACGCGCCACCTCTGTGAGGTGGTTGGCGGTTTTAAACTCGCCCATACCACTCCATTTCATGACGCTGTCACGGGTGTTGTAGACGGCGAAGCAGGTGCCGTGGCTGAACAGGGCGCCAGTGAGTCGGGTGAAGATGGTCTTGCTCAGCTCCGTCTTCTCCAGCTTTTTGACTTCGCGGGCAATGTAGAAGCTGGGCGATGTGGGTACCGTGTGCTGGATGATACTCTTTTGCAGGGGCGGCAGTTGGTAGGGGAGCGCCATGGCGCCGCTGGCCATGCACAGCACAAGGGATTCCGCCACCCGATGGTTGCGCAGGATATGGTCGCTGTTGCCGGAAAAACGATGACCACCGGATGCCGCCATATAGTAGTCCAAGGCGTTGGGGTGGAGATGGGTGAGGAGTGGGAGAGCTGCTTTGTTCAGCCGGATCGTTCTCTTTTCATGCCGCCCACTGACATTCAAGACCTTGAACCGACCAAGCACTGTCCCGTCAGCTGATCGGAACTCCTGCGGTGTTTCCAGTCGGTGAATCAGCGCCTCGTAGTAGCGCCCACTGCCGAGGAGGTGGAGCGACCGGGCGGGGTATTCCGTGGTTGCGACCAGTATGTGGAGTAGGCGCCATGTTTGACTGCCCGGGCGGAGGGTTATCATCTCACCCCTCCCAGCAGTGTGGAGTTTAAGGCAACGGCGCATCTCCCTTTGCCGTAATTCGAGGCCAGATAACCGCCGGAAAGCCCTGATTTCGCAGGCTTTCCACAGCGATTGGACGCTGTGTGGAAAAAGAGGCCGGATTTCATCCCGCACATCCATATCTTTTTCCGCTTACTGAGGGTATGTTCCATAGAGCGTCACCCCCTCCAAAGCACCGCTTTTTGCATCGGATAACCAGTCGGGCAGACTGTCACAGGGCACCGCGTAGATCTCCGTCCGATCCGTATCGCCGCCTGCGCTGCAATAGTAATGGGCGCATCGCAGCGGCGCATCGTCGGGCAGCAGGTACAGCGCCACAATGTCCACCACCATGTTCAGCTCAATGTTGTCGTGGTCACGGTAACTGCGCTCGGGTCGGTTGCGGTCATAGATGTGCCGGAAGATTAGCACACAGTCGGAATAGATATGCGGAAGCTTACCGGCAAAGAAACGGCGCATGGCTGGGTAGAGCATGTCACGAAGATAGCTGGGGGAGCCGGACTCCTTCTTTGGCAGCAGTGCCGGTAGTCGGAGCAGGAACCAACCCTGCTCGGTATAGCCCATATCCACCGGCACGGTCTCTACCATCAGTTCCTCAGACAAGAGTGCTGCCTGTGGATGCCCGGTATAGGCGGGGATCGACCGGGCAAGCAGCGTCAGCTTCTCCGCTTCGGCAGCGAAGGTGAATGCCATATTGAAGGCTTCCGGGATATTGCCGCTGTCGGCAAGCCGCCGGGTCCGCGCCAGCAGTTGAGCGGTTCGCTTCAGCCGCGCATCCGCCTGATCCAGACTGCGCTGGAACTCAGACCGCGGCGACATCGGACTTCCCTCCAACCTCGGCATAGAAGCGCACTGTGGGGATGTCCCTGCCCTCATAGTCAACGCTGGAAAAGAGGCATGGGGCGTTTGGTAGGATCAGTTCCTGAGCCATACCACTGTGCGGAAGTACGAAGATATATTTTAGTTCCTCCTGCGGCTGAAGTAGTCGGGCCAGATGCTGCTCGCCTTCATAGAGCACCACGATCTCATACCCCATCCCCTCCTTCAAAAAGAACAGCTGGGATGGGTAAGTGGCCGGATAATGGGCCATGGGCTCCACCTTATCAGCAAACTGGAGCAGGACCCAAACTGCATGGATAATGCGCTGGTCCGGCTGTCCCATCGGGCCAACGCCCAGATAGTAGCCACCGGCGATATCGAAGATCATCTGCTGACGTTTCAACCCGCGGATGATCTTTGCCGCTACCTCCGGCGGCTTATGGCGCAGCAGGCTTACGATCTGCGTCTGGGGCAGTGGACCGTATTGGGTCAGCCAATGCACGATATACTGTTCATCTTGTAACAACATTGGATGGTCACCTCGGTTTCTTATATGGTTTTCACCTGTGTATTTGAGTGTGAAATGCGTATAAATGGGGTTATGCGTTTTCCTGCGAGGGTGCAGTGGTTTCTTTCAGCTCATTGACGATGGCTTCCAGCTCGGCGCGGTCGGTTGTGATCATGCGCTTCTCGGTATCAGAGATTTTGATGATGACGGGCACCTTGTTGCTGTTGCTGGCAAGCAGGGCCTCGCTGCGCTCGAACTGGGTGATGCTGCGGATCTCAGAGTGGGAGAGTTTCAAAACGTCCTTGACGTATTCCGCTTCCTCCGGCTCCAGGTTCAGGATAATTTTCGTCTTACAGTTATTGAGGATGGCGCGGCCATACTGGCCACCCTCGAAGTCGAACAGGGCGGAGAGGTTTTGCAGTGCGCCGCAGGCGCCGGCACCGTAGCCGCGGCCGATGAGGAAGACCTCCAGACAGAACTCGGCGACGAGCCGATTTGCTGTGCCGCCCACCAGACGCCACAGCTCGTCCAGGAAAATCATCTTCCGTTTCGTCCGGTCGGACTTAACGGTGTCCCATACATAGTCCAGTGCGATCATCATGCCCACGGGCAGCATCTTGCCCTTCAGCTCGGAGATGTCCAGCACGATATACTTATTGGTCAGATCCACATTGGTGGCGCGGTTGAAGCTCTGGGCGCTGCCGGTGACGAACCGGCTGACGATGGTGGCAAGGCGCTGTGTCAGCTCGTTGGACTTGAGGTGGCGATGCAGGTCGCCGAGTATGGGCATGGGCTTCATGGTGGTGTGGTTGGCGTCAGTATAGAGGCTGGTGTTATCGTGGGTGATACCAAACTCTGCGTAGGTGTCAATCAAAGCTTCATCCAGCATCTGTTCCTCTTCGTTGGTCATGTCGGGGACCAGCAGGGAGAAGAAGGTGAGCATCTGTTGGATCTTCCGTGCCAGCATGGAGTCGATGTCCGTATAGTCCAGCTCGTCGATCAGTTCCATCTCAGGTGTGAGGGTGGGACGGATCTCCATGACATTGATACAGTCGCTGGAGCCGGGGGAGAGTTTGATGTAGGTGCCGCCCATCTTATGACAGGCGCGTTTGAACTCATGGCCTTTGAGCGGTGCAATGATGAAGCACTGGGTTCCGCGCATTCGCAGTCGCAGGGCCATGGTCTGAATGGTGACGGTCTTGCCGCTGCCGGAGGTACCGCAGATCATGAAGTTGGCGTTCTTATAGCGTTTGGTATTGAATGGGTCAACGATGCACAGGGAGTTGTTGTGCCGGTTCAGGCCCAGCAGAATGCCGTTGTCGTCGGACAGCTCGAAGCTGGTGAACATATAGGAGGATGCGGCGCCGCTGGTGAGCACATTGCGCTTTGCCTTGCGCTCAAGGTCGGAGGCGAGCCTCAGAAACGGCATGGTGGAGCGCAGAGCCTCTTCCTGCTGGAAGACGCAGTCGCGCACCTGAATGTCCATGGACTTGAGCATGTCGGTAATCTGCTGCTTGCGCCAGAGCAGTTCCCGGTAGCTGGCAGCTGACACCGTGATGAGCACGGACATATAAAAGAGGTCTTCATTGTTGCTGGACAGGCCATGCTTGATGTAGTAGCCTGCCTGAATGGAACTGGCCAGTTCCTCATAGTCGGTGGAGGTATCCTGCAGCTCGCGCAGCTTGGTGCGGTTGAGCCGGATGCGCTGGGCGACACGGTCGATGGTTTTCCCGCGGATCTCACGCTGCAGGAACAAATCTACGTCGATACCCTCGCCGGCATTGATGAGCGCGCTCATCCAGCCACCCCGCACGGTGGTGGGGTAGCCGCCTTTGCGGATATAGAGGTAAGTGTAGTAGCTGCCGTCCATGATGACATAGTTGGAATGGGTCAGGTCAATGCCGCGGGGTGCTACGAAATTGACGTCGCGGATGTTGGGCAGCGGGTCAACGCCGATGGTGCGCTTTTTGGCCAGCATGGCATCCACCACGATGCGATCCAGCCGGTCCAGAAAAGGGTCATCCACACAGGAGCGGCGGTTGAAGAACATATAAATGAGTTCTGCCAGGAAGGCGTCCTCATCCTTTGGCTGTACGATGTTGTTGCCGCACTGGGAGAAGTAGGTGCGGGCGTTTTGTGCGGCCGTCTGCAGCGCGGCGTAGATTTCGCTGTAATCGACATTCATCTGATAATGTCCGCTGGCCGCCTCGTACTGGAAGATGAGGAAGAAACGGCGGGTCAGCGCCTCGCGGCTGCCCTCTTCACGGATGAACCGGATGGCGGAGCGGGCCAGCTCACAGCAGGCCTCCGAGGTCTCTGTCTCCAGATCGGACTGAAGGCCTGCGATGTACTGGTCGGAGTCGGCCTTCCTTGTGATGGATTTGAATTGCAGACGCATGGGTGCGATCTTCAGCCAGCTGGCGAAGGAGGAAATGATCTCATACTGCTCTTCAGAGGAGCGCAGCAGGAAGTTGATGGGCTCGATCTCCAGGATCTTCAGATAACGGCCGTCTGTTGTTTCAACGATGCCGTTTCGTATGCTTTTGAGTGGAATGAAGTCCTGCACGTACTGGCCGGGAGGCTTTCGTTTGCCCCTTTTGCGCGGGGGTATTTGATTTTTGCAGTTTTGATTTGCCATGGCGATAACCAATCCTTTTGAAGTGGAGTTTTCGTCGGCGATGCCAGAACCGGATCATATGGGTCACATACTGGAGCAGAGAGTCGCCGCCGATCCCCATGAGCGCGAAGACACCCAGCGGGATCAGCGTTACGGTCATAATGACGATCTTAGTGGTGAGATCGACCGGCAGCCACTTGACTTCCGGGTAGCCGACCAGTACCAACAGGATCCCGGCCTCTACCGTGTTACGGGTTTCCAACATGCCGCCCATCAGTTTGCCGGAGTCGGTGTAGTTGGGCGGGATGGTGTAGATATTACTGAACTCCCGGTCATCGGACATATCAGGTGCCTCCTTCCGGTGTAATAGGGAGCTCGGCTTCCAGATCCACTCCTGTAACACGTCGATATTGGGTCACATAGTCGGGAGAGTTCATCGCAACGCCGCCATAGCCGCTGGAGCAGTGTGCCCACAGCGCATTGCCGCTGGCATCCTTACCGGCGTAGAGTAGCACATGATTGACCGGTACTGTGCCGGGTACGGCCATGAAGCCGAGGTCGCCGGGCAGCAGCTCTGCTTCCGTGATGGCGTAGCTGTTATCCCACTGGGTACGGCTGCCTTCATAGAGCGTGACGCCCAGCGCAGTCTTGTAGACCCAGTCCGTGTAGCCGGAGCAGTCCAGCCCGTAGGGACGCAAGGTGCCGGTGGAGCTGGAGCCAGCCGAGGTAACGAGCCGTGGAGTGTTCCATGCCTCATTCCATCCGGGCGGGCTTTTGCCGCCCCAGAAGTACGGCACGCGGCCAACTAAAGACAGTGCCACGCGCATGAGTTCCTTGCGCGTTTCGCTGCAGGTAAGGCTGGCGAGATATGCGTTCAGCTCTGCGTCGGTGATGGGCGGCACCATACCGTTTTCCAACGAGCCGTACATGGTCATCTTCAATGCGTTGGACATATTGAGGATGGCCTCGCCGGTGGTGATTTGGAACTGGTTATAAATGGCGTCGGTGTCCAGATTGAACGCGGTAAGGATGACCGACTGGTCGAAGGGGTGTATGGTGCAGATGGCGTATGTGACCTGAAACTCCACCACCTGGGTACCGGCCTCGGTCGTTACTGTGCTGGTCACAGTGGCGGTTGCAGTCGTATAGGTTACGGGGAACATCTGGTCGGCGACGGCTAAGAGCTTTGCTTCCAGATCTGCCTTGCTGGTGCCCCTCTGCTCCAGTGATGCGGAGTAGGCAGCCAATGTATAGCAGATGTCGTAGTCGCTGGACTGCAGGCCGTAGTTGACCAGCGCCTGCATGGACAGTTCCTGGTCATAGCCACCGTCGGCAATGATGGCAGAAACTCTGCTCAGAGCCGCATCGTAACCGGCCTGCACACAGCTGGTGATGGTGGCGGAAACGTCATCGAAGTTGCCAACCAGATCGGTGGGGGCATTCAGGTCAACAGTGGCCGGGTCAGTGCGAAAGACATTGTTGGTCACAATGGATGGCAGCGACACGATCAATACGATCAGCACGCTGAGGAACAGGCAGAGGAACACCACGATTTTGAACAGGGTGTTGCGCATGGCCCAGGCGGCTGATAGGATCGCACCCCATGGCCCACCGGCAGCTGCACCGGCGGCGATGTTAGCGGCTGCCTTTCCAGTTTCTACACTGCCCTGCACTGTGGCAGCGGCTGCGTTGGCGCCCGCCTCGGCTGTTTTGCCGACAGCGGCCGCCTGTTTTGCGGCCTGCATACCTTTTTGGGCGCCTTGCAGGTAATTGTCCTGCCCGTCGCCGAATCTCTGTTGTTCTTCAGACATGATGGATCACCTCTCTTCTAAAGCCGAAAACCGATGGAGGCACAGCAAATTGGCCTCCACCGGTTCTCGGGAACGATTATGTTTTCTTACTGGGCCGCCGCTTCGGCTCAGTGCTGCGGCGGTCGGGCGCCCTGTGTGGAGTGGGCGTAGTCTTATAGCGAACACTCTCCACCTGATAGGTTCTGAGTTTGTCCCCATCATAGACGGGTTTACCATCCTGATAGACCGGCCGCTGCTCCACAGAAGGCGTGCCGCTGATGGCATACCACTGTCCGCCATGAGTATCCTGCAGTAGCTGATAGTCGCCTCTGGGCGTCTGATACATGGTGCGGTCATAGAACGCGGTACCAGAACCATCCTGGTGCCGTACCTCCAACACGCCGTCGCTGGCTCTGGAGGTGTCGATGGACTGGATGGGCTGGTCGAAGCTGGGCATAAACTGCCCGAACAATGCCTGATTATAGGCCTCGTTCCCAGCACCGTCCGCAAACTGCGGGACTGCAGCTTGCGCGGACATGGCGTACCAACTCTGGCCGTCAGCACCCTGTACCAGCTCATGGGGAGCGGAAGGCTCCTGATAATAGGAACTGCTATACATGAGGGCACTGCCGCCATCCGGGTAGCTTGCTTCCAGAACACCGTCATCCACCTGACGCAGCAAGGTGCCTTCCTGCATTCCGGGAAAGGCTTCTGCCACTTGCCCTGCTTCAGAGGCGTCGCCGGTAAAGGCGGGCGTTGGGTAGAAGGCGCCCATTGCATCACCGGAAGCTGTCTGATACCACTGGCTGCCATCTGCGGCTGTGATGGTTGTATGGGGAGCATCCGGGGCATTGAATTGACCGGCGTGGTACAGATCCACAGCGGCCTTGCTGCCATCCGGCATGGTGGCAGTGGTTTGGATATGACCACCACGGATCTCTGTGTCGGAGAGCTGCGCACCGCCCGGTACTGTTCCGGGTGCGAGGTGCGGCATGAAGTTACCAATGCTGCGGTCGGCGATGTTGCCGGCAATGGTGCCGGACACATTGTTGGGCCGGGTAGCGACGGAGGCAATGGATGTGCTGTTCAGGGTGGCACCGTTACGTGCCGCCATACCACCAAAGGTGCGGCCGACAAATCCAACGCTGCCACCGGCGCCCATCCGGGAGCCTCCATCCACAACTGCATCGCGCACAAAACTGTTGGGGCTGTAGCGGGTTGTGAAGCCGGACATGAAGCCGCCAGCTGCACCTGCAGTAGTGCCTGTCGCGGCGCCACGGGCCGCAGAAGTGAAGGTGGAACCTGCGTTGTGGCTGCCGCCATGCCCAAGCCCGGTGATGAGCCGGGCGGCCATCAGCATCTCCATGCCCATACTGCTGCCCGTCTGAGCGACAGACAGACCCATTGCAGCCAGATAGCTGTCTGCACGTTGAGCGATTTTCAGAAGAGCCAGCGCACAAAAGATCCAGAGGAAGATGTTGCCCTGCCCAGAGGTCAATGCGCCGCCATTGGCAACGAAGTGGCCAACGGAGGAATTGAAAGCGCGCAGGAACCACACGTTCAGAACCAGCAACAACAGCTGGGAGCCTACCATCCGACACCAGGACTGGAATACGCGGGATGTGGATTTCGATGCTCCCATCGCATAGGCCAGTGGCGATGTGTAACAGAGCACGCCAACGAGCACATAGCGTTCCACTGTTTCCAACAGCAGCTTAAAATAGTTCCAGCCCAGCGCGATCATCATGACGATGAGTAGGATCAGGCCGACAACCGTAGCGACAGAAACGATGGTGGTCAGACCGCTGGTCAGCGCCTGCTCAATGCCCGCGAAGGTGAAGTCGCCTGGATCCAGACTGGACTCCATCAGCGCAGTGTAGGGCGCCCGTGCGATTTCCAGCACCAGTGAGAAAATGGGTTTTGCATATGTAATGAGGAAGGCGAACAGGGCGCCGCGGGCCAGCAACTCAAAGGGAGGTTCAGCTTCGGTGATGGGACCACCAAAGGTGCGAAAGAGCTGCCAGACAACGATTAGGAACAGCAGTGCCCAGGCGGTGTACTGCATGATGGAATAGGCAGCGGTCACGAAGGGGAAGTATTCCTCCATGGCTGTCATGTCGGTGCCAAGTGCCTCCAAAAAGACACCGGACACCGCATCCATCACCTGTGTCATAATACTGGCGACCCAGTTGGCAATGCCTTCAAAGATCCAATCTATCATGGTTGGTCACCTCGGAATTGATGGGGGATGAAGGATGTTATGGGAGAGCATATTGCAACGGAATCTGATGTTGAAGTGATTATTTTAGTTTGCTATAATGTTTTTGCGTTAATAGTTATGTGCCAGTGTATAAAGTGAGGGTGAGTTGTTATGAAAAAGATACCGATGATCCTATTGGTGATCGCACCTTATACATTGGTGGCATTCATGTTTTATTCGGTAAGCTACAACACAAATATCAGGGCAGCGCTTATCGTGTATATAGCAATCCTGTTGCTTAATATGGGATATGCTTTTCTGCTTCCTTGGATGGGATTCGGCGGGAAAGAGATTTTGTTTTGGAATATGCTTTTGAAGCTATGTCATATCCCAGTTTACCTCGGCGTGATGTTTTTCGTATTGCTTACTCATGCTTTAAGCCTTCCTTTGGTTCCTATTTTGGTTGTGTTCGATTACTCTCTGCTACTGTCGTCGACCATGTACGGGATCAGTGGGATGCTTAGATGCTACAAGGAGAAAAGGCTTAATTCAGTTACATTGGTTGCCAATATGATCGCACAGTTTGCTTTTTGCCTTGATGTGATTAGTGCAATATATTGTTTTATCAAGACAAGGAAATCAGAAGCATTATGAAGAGATTTGTTTTCGAATTTACCAATGAGGAAAATGACCGAGCCACAGAGGAATTTTACTTGCTGAAAAATGTAGAAACAGTGAAGTCTGATTGCAAAACTCTGTGTTGTGTGTTTGCAATGATGCCGTTACTGCTGGTCTTTCTTTACATTATTGATTCAGTTAGGGAAGAAGACCTGAAAGTGATTTTGGGCTTATGCGTTGTCGTCATAATTGTAGGCGCAGCAACCATTTTCCGCCTCATGTATTTTGGCGGTGCTGTGCCGCTTGGGGAAATCTACAACAAAGAAGTCCGGCCGAGTGAAGAGTTTCAGAAATCCAAAAAGCAACTGATATTTGAAGGCGATGTGTGTCGTTTTGTGGCGGGATTAGAGATCGGCACGATGAAATGTGAAAAGTTTTCCAAGGTGCTGGAGAGCGATGTGGTTTTTGTTTTGCAAAAGGGAAGAATGCTAACGGGTGAATCATATACTATCGTGCCTAAAGAAAAGATTACAGAAGGCACCTTGGATGATTTCCGTGAATACTTGAATGAACGCCTAAAAGGACCCCGCAAGATTAGGTATTATAAAGTGCCCATTCGTTGGCGGAAGCGCATGAACGCTGATAGAGAAAAGTTGTTGGAAAAACTTAATAAATAGCGAACCGCACCTGCAAAATGCAATTTGTCACGTGATGAGAAACTGAAGCAAAGACTCCTTCGCCGAATTGGCGGAGGAGCTTTTCTGTTTTGAGAAGGCGAGCTGGGGCAGCACCCAGCGTTCGGATGCTGCCCCAAGTGTATGGCATGTGGGATTAGTAACCGGTGCGGGGTAGAGTGGGCGCCGTGTTCTTGTTATAGACAATGGTCACCCAGCGGTCATTGGCCATGATCCACTGGCTGCGCCACATACCGCCAACATCCGTCTTGTTGGTGAAGCGGTACTCATGGCTGAGGCCGGGGAGCACATCGCAGTAGACATAGGGGGTCTGTAGCTGCGTGAACCCAGCAGGCACGGTACCAAAGACGAACATGAACTCGGTGATATACTCGTTGCTGGCAAGACCGAGTGCAGCGGGGGAGGCATCCAGTGTGTTGTTCTTTGCAGTGCTCAGGTTATCTGCCAGAGTGCGGTAGTTGCTGTTGATATTGGTCTTGAACACCACGCGGTAATTAAGCTTTGCCGACCAAGTGCCGGTGATGATCTTATCCAGCCGCACGGCGTCCGTGGGCAGGGTATCGCGCCAGTAGAAGTTGCCCAGCGACACAGTGGAGTTGTTGGCGATGTCCTTGAAGGTGTAGAGGATGGACTGGCCAGGCACAACCTCTGTATAGCCGGTTTTGCTGACGGACGCGTTGGTATAGACGCTCTCGTTCAGGAACTCGATCTGCACGATCTGACCCTCATGCTCCAAATAGACCGTGACCTCCTCACCATTGACGGAGTAGAAGGAGGGACTGGATACCTCTTTCACGGTATAGCGGCCCAAGGGGAGTGGCTTGGACACTGCGAGCCCCCGATGATTGCTCTCTACGGTATCCACCAAACGGTTGGCCTTGTTGTAAATCTCGAACACAGCGCCTTCCAGTGCGGTGCCTGCGGGGAACCCGTTGATGGGGTTGTCGTCAGCAGATTTCTTCCAGATCTGGATCTGACCGGTGATGGGGGTGTTCTTCCATGTAATCTCGGTCGTCTCACCGGCACGCAGGTACACGGTCTTCAGAGCGGTATCGAGAATATAGCCCTCTGCCTCCAGCTCACGCAGATAGACCTTTCCGGTGATGCCCAAATCATCCACATAGGCGTAACCGCTCTGATCGGTAATCACCTGATCGATGGGGTTATGGTTGCTGTCATAGATGATGAAGCTGATGTTGGGGATGCCAGAGCCGTCGACACTGCTGACCTTATGAATGATGAGGCCGGAGATGGGATCGTTTTTCACCCTGACGATCTCATGGCTGCCGTTGGTGATGGAGAAATAGTGGCGCTCGGAATTGAGGCGGAACCCCTTGGCAGCCTCTGTCTCCAAACAGTAGTAGCTGCCATCCTCCAGAGCAAGGAAAGCACTTCCGGTCTTCCCCGTCGTGACCGTGTCGATCAGTGCATCGTCACCGGCGCGTCTGATCTCGAAGGTCGTATTGGGGATTCGGGTTGTGTTGTCCTTCGAGCTGACCTTGATGATCTCGACGCCTCCAATCGCCTGGTTGTAGAAGTAAAGTGTCTGCGTGTCGTCACCGGGATTGATGACCACGGTCTGAGAGGGATTTTCAGCAATGGAGAATCCCGGGACACTTGAAGTCTCAGTTACGATGACAGTGCCAATGATACCGGAGAGCACCACCTGGCCCTGGGCGTTAGAGTGGTAAATACCATTGCTGGAAAGCTGCCCGTTTTCGGCATCGACAACCTTGCCGTCGGCGTAAGTGATTTTGAACTCAACGCCTTCCAGAGGGACCTTCTCGCTGCCCTTAACACCATACTTCTGAATGATCAGATTTCCTTTTTTGGCGTTCAGGAACTCCAGTGTTACGGTGCGGCCGGGGCGGACCACTGCTGTCTGGGGCGTGTTGTCCAGCACGTAATTATCCAGCGTCCGTACCTCGCGCGCCACGACGCTGGTGCCGGGGTTGAGCCCTTCGATGAGGATGCAACCCGCGGAGTCAGCCCAGAACTTACCGTTGTTGTCGCCCAGGACTGCGCCGGTGGCGTCGGTGACGTAGAACTCCACGTTGGCCAACGGGCTCTTATCGCGGCTATCTTTTTTGGCCAGCAAAACGGAGCCCTTGGGAGTGTTGCCGAAATAGAGCTGGACCACATCCTGATCCTCGCCGCTGATGAATACCGTCTGGGGCGCGGTATCAATGACGTGATTATCGTCGCTGGCAATTTCCTCGGCGATATAGGTGCCTCGTTCCAACCCCGTAATCACGATGGCACCGTTTGCCGAAGTCTCATAGACGCCGACCACTGTGCCGCCAGTACCAGACTGGCCGCCCAGATAACGCAGCTGGAAGCGTGCGCCCTCGATGGGCTGGGAGTTCTCCGAATCATATTTCCAGATGACGATGGAGGACAGGGGGGTGTTTTGGAACAGGAAGGTTTTGTTCTTTCCGGACTGCACGAAGGCTTCCTGGGTATCGCTGTCCTTAATGCCGAAGCCCTTTGGAGCCTCCAGTTCCTTCACTCGGAACCAGCCGTCCTGCAGGCCGTGTTCGGCACGGGAGAGATGGATCTCACCATTTTCGTCCGTTGTGAAGACGCCCAGGTTCCGATACTCACCATCAGAGGTGTTGTTGGAAGCGTACCAGACCTGGAAGCGCACATTTTCGAGCCGGTTTCCAGTGATGCTGCATTCCTTAATAATGGTGATAGTCGGGGCTTTGTGGTTGTAGAAATACACGTCGCGGTCACGGTTGGGATAGAGGGTCGCCAACTGCGGCTCGGCATCCAGCAGGTAGGGGCTGGGGACCGACTTTTCGGTGATTTTAATGACGGAGGGCAGCAGATTCTCCACGGTGGCGGAGCCGTCAGGCCCAGTTGTCACCTCAGCGATGCTGTGGCCATCTGCATATTCGACCAGGAACGTGGCGCCGGGTACCGGCTTGGAGGGGTCGTCTGCATCAAATTTCCAGATGGTGAGGTTCGGACGGACCTGGTTTTCCACTACCAACTCACTGGTCTTGCCGGGGAAGAGCTGCACATGGTACTCGCGCGGATCAAGAATATGGGTCGAAACGGTGGATGTTTCCTTGATGGACAGCACACCCAAATCCATATCGCTGATCTCAATGATTCCGCTGCTGTTCGTTACGCGGTCGAGGTAACGGGTGCCATCCTCCACATAGGCGATCCGGAACGCAACACCCTCCAGCGGGGTCCCGTCTGCCGACAGCTTGATGATCCGCAGGGTGGGTTTGATCGTATTGGTGAACACATGCTCAGCATTCTCGTTGGGGTCCAGATGGATGATGCGCTGGGCCTCGTCAATGATATAGCCCTCACAGGACTTCTCAGTGATGACATAAGAGCCAACGGGGAGCATGGACAGGTCAATGGAGCCGTCGGCCGTAGTTACAAACTCTTTCGGACCATAGCTTCCATCAACTGCTTTGACCTCGAATACCGCCCCGGGGATGCCCTTCGAGGGGTCGTTTGAGTCAACCTTGGAAATGTGGACGCCCGGCTTGAGATCATTGAAGAAAACGAGCTCACGGATCCCGTCGCCCGACTTCAGTTCGATCTGCTGCGGGGTGGTGTCCAGAATGTAGGCGGGATTCCCGGTGTCAGATTCAGATGCCCACCAGGTACCAGGCTCCGCATTGGTAATAAGGATCTCGCCAAACTCATCGGTGGTATACTCGCCGTAAAGCGCGCCATCGTGCCAGATTTCAAATGTGACGTTGGCGAGGTTTCGGTGGTTCAGCCGATCATATTTCACGATGCGCAGGCCCGGCAGCTCTTTGTTAATGAGGACCTGTGTGGTGGTCTCACCGGGCAGCACATTGGTGGTGTAAACGGTATCATTCAACTCCCAGCCGATGGGACTGGACAGCTCCAAGACTTCATAGGCACCCGGTTTTACCGGAGAGAAAATGGCGGTGCCTGCGGAATTGGTGGTCTGGGTATAGACCTTACCACTCTCAATATGCTTGACCTGCACGACGGCGCCGGGCAGGTTCTCACCGGTATCCGACTTCTTTTCTACCCGCAGTGAACCATAGGGGTCGTTGTAGAAGACGACCTCAGCTACCTCACCGTAATCGACGGTCACATTTTGGGCAGGCTCATCGCTGAGCAAGTAATGGCTCGGTGCCTCCCGTTCATAAATTGTGTAATTTCCCGTCTCCACCAGGGGTAGCACAACCTGTCCGCTGCCGTTGGAGGCAAACAGACCGATGGTGTCACCGTCAGGCCCAACCACCTCAAATAACGCGCCTTCAAGCGGGAGGGTCGTGCCCGTTTCGTACTTCCGGATGATCAATCCGGTTTCAGGCAAATCAGTAGGCTCATCACTGCCGTAGGTGCTGTAGGTGGACAGCCGTTTGTTGACCGTCGGGTCCGTATCCACCATATAGTTTTGCAGCTGCCCGTACTTGTCCACCTCGGCACAGGTAGCATAGAAGATGGCGTATTTGTAGACGTTGGTCGAGAAGGAGAGCTGGACACTGCCGTTGGTACCGGCAATGGCGCTTTTGGGGTAGATGACTTTGAACTGCGCACCATACCCATCACCCGTAGCCTCTGTCTTCAGGGCGGTAATCTCATTGTTCTGCATATCCACGATCTTCGTACCGGCGGGCACGCTGGCAGGATCAGTGAAGGAGACAGAAACATGGTAATCACATACCCAGGTCTTGGACCAGAAGGTGAAGATCTGCTGCTGATACTGCTGGCCATTGATGGTCACATCATAAGCAACAGAACGGTCGGGAGTGCAGGTGATGTTGGGCTCAAGAAGTTCATTCCAGTTGGCACCACGACGATAAATGTCCTTTGTCGCGGCAAGTACGGCCTGGGCCCTTTCCAGCTCTTCGCCCTTGAGGGCAGGATTGACCTTCATATTGTTGATGTCCCAATGGCCTAAAAGGTAGGTCCACAGAGCCATCTTGGTTGCGTAGTAGGCCTCGTACTTATCGTTCAGCTTCAGCTCCCACAGGTCGAGGGTGGGATAGCCATTAGCGACGATGCCCAGGACTTTGGGGTCGGAAGTCTTCTCCTCGGCCAGATATTTGATGGACTCACCGACCTCCACTGTCTGAGGGACACCCTTTGTGTTGGGGTTGACGCAGTAGGCGGGGATCTCCTTCGTGCGGCCATTGCTGTCCGTGTAATTGTAATAGGTATAGATCAGGTCGCGTACACGACCATTGATGGACAGGTAAGAAAGCTCCGTACCCCCATCAAAGATGTTGATTTCGCCCAGTGCCTCCTCCTCAGACGATGCGGCAAAGGCAGCCGTCGGGAACAGGGCGAGGGCGAGGACCAACACCAACAGCATGGAAAGAATGCGTTTTTTCATATTGATTCCTCCTGTTGGTGGCGCCGCATGATCGCGTGCGCCGATTGGTGTGGATAAAAGGAAAAGGCGATATGCTCGGAAGCACATCGCCCTGCGTGTGGTATTCAGTTGGCTCAGACTACGTGGATCTTATACTCGGTGTACTGGAAAATGCCGTTGCAGAACACGTCCCATGCCTCCATGGAGTAGGTGCCGGGAGGACAGGAGTCGAACAGGCCGGTGATTTGATCTGCGCGCCACGGCCAGAAGCTCTGTGCCGTGAGGTCGGGGGCAATGGTCAGGTTGATGCGCACCTTCGCATTTCCGCTGGGGAACAGTACCGGCGCGCCATTTTGCCAAGTCTCGGGATTGCTGCCGATGGCATTATAGAGGGTGCAGAGCATCCGGCGCGTCTCATAGACATTGCGCAGGAACAGGTACTCCTTCCCGTTTGCCGTGAAGTGCCGCGCTTCGGCATCCGGCAGCTCCACCTGCGGCATCAAAGACCAGTCACAAACCGGTTCGGGCAATGGGCCCAGCGGCCCGGAAGCGAACATATTGGCATCATAACGGCTGACGTCGGTGATGGTGTAGTCGGTGCCGTCATTACAGCGGATCACGTCTCCGGTTTTCGGGACATACTGGCTGCCGTCGGTCGGCAACGCCACAGTCCCGGTGGAAGCGGGGGCGCTGTTCACAGTAGTTGCGGTACCCAGAGGACTGCCCAGTGCCCGATACATCAGCACGGCCATATCGCCGCGGGTGATGGTGCTGTCAGCCAGAGCCTCGGAAGGGGTCAGACCCAATTCCACGGCCTTGGCGTAGGCGGTGTGATACGACCAGCTATCAGCAGATACTTCCAAGAACCGCAGCATGACCGTGCACGCTGCTTCAGGTGTAACTGGATCATTGGAGCCATACAGGCCGTTTCCGTATCCGGCCACCAGCCCGTTGGTATAGCAGAAGCCCACAAAGGATTTGGCCCAGTCCGGCACATCGGTGAAGACGCACTGGCTGGCATAGAAGCTCTGATCGGCTGCCAGATGCTCCGGGTTCCCAACCAACCGGGCGAGCAGCACGGCCAAGTGCGCCCGGGTCAGATTGTTGCCAAATATCATGTCACCGTTATTGTCGCCGACCATGATGCCTTGCTCCTTCAGATACTTTCCGGCTCGATCCAGTTCAGACTCGGTCTGTGCTGCCAGAACCGGGCAGGTCAGGGATAGAGTCAGTACCACGCTCATGAGCCATGCGATTTTCTTTTTCATGCAGATTCCTCCTTGCAATTCGATTTGCTCAAATTACACAGATGAACTGCGTATTTTACAACTTTCGCTCAGGATACTTCCCGCGCCTGTACGCACCAGCGCAGTTCAGGCTGGTTTCTGACACAGGTAATGAGCGTGATCATATTTTCGCTGGAACGGCCAAGTCGGGAAAAATCGGTCTCCAGGATCTTGCCAACATAAAAGACTTCATAGGTCCGCTTGCCCAATTTGGTCGTGTAGCTGATGGTGTCGCCATCCTCCAGGGTGTGGATCTGACCAAAGTGGTTGGCAACGCCCCGATTATGGCCAGCAAGTCCAATATTTCCATCCCAGCAGGAGGTGGACTTGAAGTGACCGGCGCCCTTGGCCAGACTTTCCAGACTTTCATCCTCGTAGACCTTCACTTTCAGATCCAGGGAAGGGATACGCAATGTACCGAGGCTGCCGTCCGAGTAGTAGAGCCCGTCCGGAAGGGTGAACTTGCTGCTGGAGTAGGAGGGCTCACTGTAATCATCGGGTGGGTAGTAGGTGCTGCCGGATCCGGAACTGATATAGCCGCCGGATATGCCGGAATAGGTGGGGACGTTCAGTGTCACACCGGTTCCCAGCTGATAGGACTCAGGACTGCCGAAGGGGGGAGGCACAATCGCCGTATTCTTGCTGCGGTCGATGTTGTCCCATTCAGAACTGCCACCCACCACGATCACCTCATCAACAGAGGTGGCCGGTGCATACAGAGGATCATCAGGCGCGGAGATGTTATACTCCAGCGCCAGTGCCGGGGTCAGCATCAGCGTTGTCATTACCGCTGCAAGCAGAGTTCTCAGGATCCATTTCTTCATCGGTCATACGCTCCTTTCTGCGCTTTACCAGCATATAGGCGCCGCAGCCACCGGCCACAGCGACAAGGATGAGTCCGCCAATGATCAGCGCCGCCACAGGGAACTCGCTTTCAGACTCATCTGCTACAACCGGCTCCGGCTCAGAAATTTCTTTACCGGTGAAGATGACGGTATAGCGAATCATGGTGACGCCCGTGCGGTGTACGTCACCCACATAATCGGCTGTGGTGGTATAGCCTTTCACATAGCTGACGGTTTTGGTGCCGCTGTAGGTGCAAATGGCGGTATAGCGGTCGCCGATCTCATAGTCGTCGGCGTTGTAGGTGTTATCTGTCTGCCACTGGACATCGGAAAGAGTGAGGGAGCGGCCGTTGTCCTCGATGGTCTTTGGGAGATACTGGGTATCAGCATCCGACAGATTGGGGTAGTTGCGTGTGGCAGTTACAGCCTGCTTGCTGCTTCCGTACCCGGACACCTCGGTTTCAATGGAATCCAGATCTAGACGCAGGGTGCCGGTAAAGCCTTCCTCAGTGGTCACTTCACGCTCCTGCGGAAGCAGGGACAGCAACGTTTCCAGATCCTTCTTTTTGCTCTCCACCGTTTCCGTCTGAGTGAGCGGCTGCGTTTCCGTGCCGATGATCACCTCACGGAGAATATCGGTGCAGCTGTATTCGAGTCCATCGCGCTCAAAGGCGGCCATGGGCAGTGTGGAGGGATCCGTGCTGGGGGAGAGGTCATAGACTTTTCGGATCTCACGGTTATCGAGATCCAGAATAATATCAACGGGATACAGCGATTCGGGATTTGCCGCATCGCTGATGCTCGCTGCACTTGCCGGCAGCGCGAGGGTTACGACAAGGAACAATGCGGCAAGCGAAGAAATTGCTTTTTTCATAGCTTAATTCCTCCTGTTATCGTTTGGTGGGTCATGGTCATTTTTACTCGTCCTGGTGCTGCATCTGGGAATCGCTCAGCGGCTCGAAGGTAACGCTTCGCAGAGGGCCCAGATTACCGTTGGCCAAGACATCGTAGAGGATACGGGCTATCTGCAGGTTGCGTTCGTTTGCCAGCTCCTCCACATCACAGCTGGTAAAGGCAATGTAGTTGTTGAGATGGGTGGTCAGGATATACCATTCACGCCACGACCAAAAATTCTGTTCGTTCAGGAACGCCCAGTAGCGGTAGCCGAGCCCATGGTCATAGCTAACGCCCCCCAGATAAAGCTGGTCAGGGTCTGAAAGATCTACGTTGATCGTCCATTTCTGCCCTGCGTCTGTTGTAACGCACACTTCCATGGCTTTTGGTATAAGCTTTGTGATGGTGCAGCGCTCCAGCGTGATTTGTTCTGGGTACAGGTCCATGGCGTTGCCCGGCGACAGCACCAGTTCCTGCCCCAACGAGAGGTGCAGGGAGTTCATCTGTCTGGCGCGGTCATAGCGTTCTGTCCAGGATTCTTCTTGTGTTTGGTTCAAGCTGCTCCTCCTTTGGCAACAAAGTCCTCATTCACTCAGGGAGTGTACTGCCCGCCCCGGATCAGAGGCTGGAGATATGCAACGATGAAGCCGAGCGTATTAAGCACCAGCCAGGTGACTACAATCCGTTTGAGCCAGCTGGATGCTTCTGCCACGGCGCGTTCGTTGCGGGAAATCATGCGCACCAACAGTGCAACGGAAGCTGCAGTGACCGCCACGATGGTGGAGATACCGACCAGCTTCCCGTATACATCTGCCATGATGTCGGAAAACCGGGTCCAGATCGTATCACCAGCGGTTGTGCCGTTGGTCGCCAGTGCGGGCTGGAGACAAAGCATGGTGGTCATGCACAACACACTGAGCATTCTCATTTTCCCCCGGAGCTTGTCCCCAATCTTCTTGAGTTTCTGCGCCATACCGATACCCTCCTTTCTGCGATTTTGGCAACAAAAAAACGCCGGTCTCGAAGCGAACTTTCTCGCAGTCAAGACCGGCGTTATGCCAGTGCCCAGTTTTGGACGGTATCAGTATAGCATTTTGGTATTCTCATGTCATCGGCGCGGAGTCTGCCATTTATCCTGCCATTTTTCCAGACAATACGGCTCATAGTCCCTCCTCAAGCAGAACCAGCACCTCCAGCCATGCATCCAGACTTCCTGCAGGTGCGGCCCAAAGGCGGATGGACAGGATGTTGATAGCCTGTTGGCGGAGCCGGTAATAGTGCCGGTCAGAGATATCCAGCCGATACAACAGCTCATCGTGTGTCAGCTTCTCTGGGATGATGTAGGTTTGGAAGATGATGTCGTACATTTTCTGCCCGTTTTTGGGCTTCTGCCGCAGAACTGTGATTGCCTCGTTGATCCGATCCATCAGCAGACGGGACTTTTTCACACATTCCAGCCGATGCTCCAGCCGATTATTCTGCATGGCCAGCTGTGCATCGACAGCAGTGAGTAAGGCATCCAGATTGTGCAGCGGCCGATCCAGCTCCTCCGCAACCCGGGCGGGGAAGCATTCCAGTGCCCATGCGATGTCCCGGTAATGCTGCAGCATCTGCTGGGTGTTGTGGTACATGTTCTTGCGCAGAGCTTTGTCGGCGCTGCGAGCCTTTTCGTTGGTGATCTCCTGATCCGGTACGATCCCCTTGCGCTCTAAAAGGCTCAAAAACTGTTCGGCGTGAGGAGTGAGCTGAGCAGTAGGCAGGCTACCACAGCGAGACTCCATCAAATCTGCCATAATCGATTCCTCCTTGGCGATTCACGGGGCCATCGCGTGGAGAGGCCCCGGAAAAGTAATCTTGTTCGCGCGCACATGGGTAATTACCCAGGCAGTCCATACTGAGACTCTTACAACTCCCACAGGGAGAAATATACGCGCGTAATATAGGGGGTAAAAGCGCAACACGACCCTGAACAGCTGTTTCTGGTGCTGGTGTCATGCCCAGTTTGGTCAGCACAGTCTTGCTGTACCAAGCAATCATGCGGCCCAGTTGTTCACGGTCGGTGCCCTGAAAATGCGTATTTCGTTTCATTGTGCGTATTTCATTGAAAATGCGTACAACTTCTTCGGAGGTCGGGGCTGCCACGGGCGAGCTGGTTGGGTAAGCGATGTTAAAGATGAGGCATCCGAAAGAACCTGGCAGCTTCAGAAGCGGGAAGGTATCCGCGTGTTTTCTGAAGAAGCGCCAGACCTTCGTTTTCTCCCATCCCCACCGTTTGCCCAATGACTCCAAAGAAAAAACAGCCCCATGCGGTCCGAGCTGGACAGCAGGTGCTGTGTGAGAAAAAGCATTGCGAGGATCTTGCCATACTGTATGGCACCAGAGATCCAGCCATGCGTCTGCCTCTTCAAAGCAGTAATGTTGTTTTACGAGCCGATCTGTGATGTTGCGGGGGAGGCATAAAAAGCCATAGCCGGGTGTAGCGTAGACTGCGTCCGTCTCATTCATACAGGCGGCGCCGGAACAGCGGAACACCCAGTCGTTGATTTGATAGGTGAGCTTCTTTGTGTTTGGATCTAATTCATGGCTGACATATCCGAGTTCGGAAAGAGTGGTCAGGGTATCCATGGCCTTTTGACGGTTCTTGATGCCGAGGATGCTTTTCAGCCCCACGACACCACCTGACCAGGATCCTTTCTTGACCTCGTTGATGTGACCGCAGTACGTGGCTTGCCCGTTGCGGAAGGCTGCTCTGGAGGCCAGTCGGGCCCATCCACCCATGATGCCCTTACCACTGGGCAGCTGATTTCGGGGCAGCTTGACCCATTGGTACTTAAATAAGCACTTCATGCTGATGGCCTCCTATACATTATAATATAATAGTGTTACGCGCTTGCGGATGACAAATGACAGTGATATAATCTGGCTAAGTCGGAAAGGGCCTTTTTGGAGTTGCCCTCAAAATCGGGGTTTTAGCTGCTCATGTTCTCTAAACTTCTTGCTATTTGGCGAAGAGAGCAGTACAGACACCTGTTTCTGCATGGTGCGCTATTTGCAGATAAATGTTTGCAGAAAGTAGGCTGTTTTTGAAAAAACATGAACAAACAGCAGTACAAACAGGTTGTCCGGAACACTTGGTAAGGATGAGGTCGGCAGTTCGAATCTGCCCAGCAGCTCCACAGAAAAACCTTGAAACCGCAACGGTTTCGAGGCTTTTTCTTTTTTGCGTGTGTGGTGAGCAAATGACAGAAACCGCAACAAAAACCGCAACGGGGCATAAAAAGAACGCCGGGAATCCTCCCGGCGTTGCTCTTTAATTGTTCCCGCCCTGCTTTGCCTGCTCTGCTGCCTGCTCCTGCAAGGTCATAATGAGTGCTTCATAAACAATGCGGCTTGCGTTCATAAATCCCATGCAATACGCCTCGCTGCTGATCCACGCCATTTTCTTTATCGTTGGCCACTTTTTGAATGATCCCTCTGCACCCTCTGCCTTTTCCATTGCTGCGGTGCGTTCTCCGATTTCCTTCAGAAGATTATAGGCTGATTCCTCGTCCATCTGCGCTTTTACGCTTTCATAAACTTTCAAAAGCTCGTCATCGGTTGGGATCTCCAAATCAATAATTCCATTGAAGTCGATTTTCATTTTAATTTCCTTTCAGCTGTAAATGTGCCCTTGCATTTATTTGCGGGAGGCGGTACACTATATTTGCCGGCCTCCCTGTGGTGGTTGGTGGTTACGGCTCTCTGTGCCTTGCTTTGGTCGGCGTGGGTACAGAGGGCTTTTCTCATGCCACGCAGAACCGGCGGGCGGTGGTGGTCTTGGTGAACTGCTGTGCGAGGTCAGGCAGCGCCTTTTTCAGCGCGGCGGTGTCGATTCTGGCGGTGATTACGGCCTTGTAGGTGATTCTATACTCGCCGGCCTGTACGCTCTCAGCATCGCCCATAGCGGCCTTGATCGCGTCCTTGAGGGCTTCAGCTTCTGCCGTTGCCTCTTCGATGAGGGCTTGCAGCTCCCGCAGCTCGCGGGCTTTGCGTTCCATTTCGTTAATGCTCATTGTGTTGTCCTCCTGTCGATTTGTTGGGGCGGCGATCTCCTGAGGCTCTATCCCTTTGGGATTTTCTATCAATCTCTTCTGATCGTCAGTTGTGAAGCATTGTTTTGCTTCCCCCTTGCTGTGATTATAATATAACATATCTGTGTAGATATATCAATAGGCATAGAATACATATTTGCGCAGATATATTTGTGCAGATTGTATATTTACACAGATAGATAGTGCGTGATATAATGCGGATAGTGGAAAAGTGACGTCCATTCTGTACACCCTCACACACGCAAAAGAGGAAGGAGCGAATATATGGCAGTATCAAAAGCGCAGCAAAAGGCGGTAAATAAATATATGGCCGCTAATTATGACCGCATCAACCTAACAGTGCCCAAAGGCCGGAAAGAGGAAATCCAGGCATTTGCAGCGCAGACCGGCGAAAGCGTAAACGGCTTTATCAACCGCGCCATTGGTGAAGCTATGGGAGAAAGCCCGCAGCAGCCCGCAGGAGCGCCGCAAGGCACGGGGACTGTCCTTACCCCTGCCGCACTTAAAACGGCGCAGGAGGCCGCGCAGAGGGCGGGAGAAACCGTTCCGGCGTTTGTTGGTCGAGCGATTGAGACGCAGGCGCAGCGCGATAAGGTCATACAGGCGATGAAGCCGAAAGAAAAAGCCCCGGATAAATCCGAGACTTAAAAAGAAGGGCGGGGCTGTTGCCCCCGCCCTCTATCTATCAGTTGTAATGGCACTATACAAACTCCCCGCGCCCTTGTACTTTAGGGCGCTGCCTGCCGCTGTACTTCGGGCAGGACTTCACAAGGGGACAAAGGATAGGCAATCCCGCCGCCCTTGCCGCCTGCTGCCGGTCTTTCTCCGACTGGTGGCCTCTGTATCACTCCTTAAAGGCGTTAGAAAGCGGCAATCGTAGCGCTGGCAACATCTTCCCAATGCGCGGCCATATTGGCGATATAATCTGCGCCGCCGCGCGCACCTGTGAGGCTCTGGCCGCTGCAACGGTCGGCAATTTCGGAAAGGTTGTCCCACTCGCGCAAAGCCTTCCCCTGACCGCTGCGGCAGGCTAACGCGATAGCATTCAGGGTTGCGGCCTCTGTTCTGTCCTCCGTGTTCTTTGCTGCCTCGCCAGCATAGCGGGCGATTAGACGCAGCATTGTACCGTTGTTGTCGAACTTCACCGCAAATGCGGAATAATCGGCGGAGGTCATCACGCCGGACTCAAGCAGTTTCAATGCGGCGGTGTCGATTGCATCGGGGTCAACAATACTGTTCGCCTGAAGCTCCGCGGCTAAAGCGGCTCTCAACTCGCTGCGCTTGCTATTGAAAGATTCCCACGCGGTAGAGTTACGCAGGGCGTTTTCTGCATCCTTGTAAGCGACTGTCGCCCGCATGATGGCGGTCTCTTTCTCCTGCTTACTCTCGCTGGGCCGCCAAGCCTTTGCGCTCTCAAGTTCATCTTTTGCCTTGTTCCGTTCGCTAACAAGGCGCGCATGCTCGTCACGAGCTTCCTTGAAAAAGGTATCGAGCTGTCGGGCGTAACTATTGTATCTACTCATAAAATTTCCTTTCTGCGGTCTGTCCCGCCGTCATAGTTCTAAAATGGATTTGCAGTCAGCCAATGCTTTCCGCGCTTCTGCCTCGGTTGCAAAGATTGACTTTTTGTGAATTGTGCTTGCGCTGAACGCCATCCACGAATCAGATAGGCGAATCAAAATACCACCATTAGGCCGCTGTGCGTCCATTTGCTTCTGCAATGCCTCGATGCGTGATTTAATATCGTTCATTCGGTTCATCTCCTTCCAAATCAGGCCAGTCCAGTCGCCCAGCTTCTATTGCTTCGTCGATCATCTGATAAAGGGAGAGGGACAACGGGTCAACTCCTTCCACCGGGTGAGGGTAAAGTACAATGCGCCGCCCGTCATGGGTAAATGCCCCGTGTTCCCGGAGATAATCAAAGGGATCTCGCTTCGTGCGGTACTCTGTGCCGCCCTCGATAATGAATACTGTTTCTTCGGTGGAACGGGATTTGAGAAATTCCCACAAAGTTGCAATGCGAGCATCAACGGTTGCCATCGGTTTCGTCCCTCCATTTCTCCAATTCGCGCAATTGCTCCAAAATGTCCACCTGTTCGGTCAGCTTTACGGCGTATTCCAGCACAGAACGGGCGGCGGTAATACGCGCTTGCGCCTGCTCGTCTCCGTCCTCCATGATCTCCCGCAAAGTAGACAGGGCGGGATTGATTGCCTGCTGCGCCTGTCGTGCAGCACTCTCAACAAGATCGCCGAACGCCTGCCGGTATCGGCTTTGAAATTCAGGCTCTTGTAGGTAGCCGCGCAAGGTGCTTTCACCTATACCGGCCATCTGTGCCGCCTCCCGCCTTGTACGGCACACAAGCAGGGCTTGCAGGGCTTTTTCCTTTCGCGGTGTTATGAAGTATCATTCCTTTCTTTCGTTGGTTTCTGCGGCTTTCTGACGGCTATAAAGGGCTATCCAGTCCTCAAGGTGCATACATACAAGCCACGGGGCGCGGTTTTTCCTCCAAAAGATAGCCGGTAAACCGTCCTTAAATTTGCCGCTGTCCCGCTGCGCCTGCTCGATCCACTCATAAATGGCTTGCTTTTCGGTGCGTTTGACCTCAATGTGTACGCCGTCAAGCCCGGTTAAATCGGGCGTGCTGCCATAGCTCACGGCCTCGCCCGGTTGCACGGGGTAGCCGTAGCCTTGCAATAGGCGGCACAATTCCAGCTCCCCAGTGCGGCCTTTAGCTTGTGACCGTTTTCCGCTCGTGTCTTTCACCCCTTTCAATAAAGCTCCTCGTAAAATCGGAGTTCCCTAATTCTTCCGCTGAAAAAGTGGTTGATGTTATAATCACAATGCCGGTACTTTGTTGCAAAGTGCCGATCGATCATGGCAATGTACCCCGCTGGGGAAACATCCTCATAATAGCCGCCCCTGTTCTCTTGATTGATATAGGGCATATCCTGGCATATCCGCACGATCTGACTTGCTTTGATAGGCGGATGCGGCCTCCCCATGTGCTTTTCGTACTGCTCAAAGTAGTATTTGAACACGGTCAAGGCGTCTTGCAGAGTATAGACGCTCGGCGGGTACACGCTCGCGGTTATCCTTTCGAATTTCTCAAAATCAAAGGTCATAAAACGCTCCCTTATACAAAAAGAAGAAAAATCAAAAATATATAATATCGGCGGTGGTGTGCGCGCAGCGCACCCTTATACATGGTGTGGAATGACTTGTCATTCCCTTTTACTTTTCTGGTTCTTCTTCTGTTTCTGGTTCTGTTTCTGGTTCTTCTTCTGTTTCGCTCGGTATCGGTCGATATCATTCGGTATCGGTCGATTTGCCTTTTCTTGCGCTTACTCGCTGCTCGTATCGCTTCCATGCCTCTTCCATATCAGGGAAAAAGGCTGAAAAAGCAATTTTTTCCATTGGCTGCAAATTATCGGGAATTTCGCAAGTTTCAAGATATTCCCAACAAGCAAGGAGAACATTGACCGCAGTTTCCGGCGGGAGTTGCTTGATAAGTTGCCGCCGTTCGATCTTCAGCTTAAACCATGACGGGTGTTTTTCTTTAACCTCGGACACCTGCTCACCACCCCTTTAGAACTTCTTGCCCGGTCATCCGCCGCAAAGTATCCTCGCAAGCATCGCGCGTCCGGCGCACTTCCCGAAGTCGACGGTCAAGCGAGCGCAGATAAAGCCAGAGTTCGTTCGGGTCGCCCATAAAGTACCCCCGGCGCTCGCCGCTGACAGAGGCGCAGATCGGTTGACCGGCGCGGCGCTCGCGCTCGATTCTCTTTGATAGTTCGCGCACAGACTTGAAGCCCATAGCCGTTGCGAGTGACCTTCCATCAACGGCATTTGCTGCGCCGTGCGGGAGAAAATCGGCCACTTGACGCGCGGGCGTTGTCGTGGTAAACTCACCATAGAATGAAGCTGCTGACCCGCCAAGTGCCGCCGCTTCTGCCCGTTTCACGGTTGCCGCCGTGGAGCGGGCTTTTTCGTTTTGGCTCATTCCTCTGCACCTCCGTCCGCATTGAGCTTGCGGAGAAGCGCAGGCACGTTGACAAGGTAGACGGTGCCGGACATGATGTGGGGAATGCTCCCGTCCCTGCAACCTCGGCGCAAAAAATACTGCGACAGGCCGGTTACCTTACTTGCCGTGGGGATCTTCATAAAGGGGATTTGCTGATTTGCTCCATTCATTTCTTGCTGTCCTTTCAAATATTTTTTTGAAAGCTATTGCCTTCTGTGGTAAATTGTAGTACAATTTGTACGGAAATTGAAGTGACATTCGCACAAAATGTATGTACGGAAAGCTGAGGAAGAAAATGAACAAGGAACTGAAAGTCGCACAAACGCCCGGGGCGCGGTGTAGACTGTATCGAAAACGAGCAAATATGACGCAAGAAAAACTGGCCGAGAAAATACATTGTTCTGTTGATCTTGTATCGGCGATAGAACGTGGAAGTAGGACGCTGACAAACGAAAATGCGGCGGCGATGGCATCCGTTTTTGGCGTTCGAAAAGAATGCTTGTTGTGCTTTGATGATCTGGAAACAGAATTCGAAAAAAAAGCCATGCCGTTTGCGGAGAGAGTTGTAACACGGCAGATGGAAAAAGAGGCGTTTCGCATATATGCGGGGCTATATGGTTGTAATGTTGTGCTGGTTGATAACTCGAAGTATGCAAGGATGTCTCTTGATGATTTTACAGGAAAAAGCGCACAAGAGCAGGCTTCGATAGTGTCGGACATCTGCGATAATTCTGATTTGCTTTACTACTCTTTTCAAAATAGGGATGGAGTAGAAATCGGACGATGTAGCTCAAATGAATACAACGCAATGGTTAAAGAAATTTCTGAGTTTGCAGAGTTTAAAATAAGAAAAATGTGTGAAGGAGTGATTCAAAATGCCGTCGATTCGAGAAAAGCAGACTAAGGATGGGCGCACATTTTATGAAATTCAAGTTTCTCGCGGTCGCTCCCGTTCTCGGTTAACTTCTCGCTGGTATCCGCCGGAGGGATGGAGCCAAAAGGCCATTGACCGCGAACTTGCAAAAGTAGCCGCCGAATTTGAGCGCCGCTGCGACAATGGCGAGGCTATCAGTAGAGCCGAACAAAAAGAAAAAGACCTCCTGCAAAAACAGGAGGCCGCAAAGATTCAGACTTTGCGCCAGTATGGTGAACGGGTGTTTATGCCCGCAAAGACCGTCACAATCAGCGAGAATAGCCGAAGCAGCTTTCAGGGCAATCTTGACCGCTGGATATATCCAGCACTCGGAGAAATGAAAATGCCGGATATTACGGCGGCGAATATATCGGCGCTGCTGCTGGATATGCAGGCGCAGGGGAAAGCGCACGCAACCTGCATCAAGGTCTACACGGTGCTAAAGTCGCTTTTCAAAATGGCGTATTTGTCTGACATTATCCAGAAAAACCCAATGGATAAAGTAGAGCGCCCAAAGCAGAGAAAGGACGAAGTACGGGGCATAGAGGCAGAAGCATACACGATAGAAGAAGTAAAGCATATTCTATCTTGCCTTGAAAAAGAGCCGCTAAAGTGGCAAGCATTGATTCGCCTGCTGGTGGATACGGGGATCCGTCGCGGGGAGTGTTGCGGCCTACAATGGAAAGATGTCGATTTCAAGGGTAATACCATCACCGTTGCAGGAAACCTTTGCTATACGCCGCAAAAGGGCGTATACCTCGACATACCGAAAAACGGTAAGACGCGCATCATAGATGTTGACGCGGATGTGATCGCCCTTTTGCAGCAGTTAAGGCAGCAACAGGCCAGTCACGCCCTGAGTGCGTTTATATTTACGCAGGACAACAGCCCGGAGCCAATGCACCCACAATCACCTACACGCTATTTGAAAAAGTTTGCCGCTCGATATGGTATTGACGATCTACACCCGCACAAGTTGCGGCATAGCTTCGCAAGCATCGCCATTACCAACGGTGCAGATATTGCCAGCGTTTCAGAGAAGTTAGGGCATTCCGATAAGGCGGTTACGCTGCGAATGTATACCCATGCCGACGCAGAGAGCATGAAACGTGCAAGCCAGATTTTCAGAGATGCGCTAAAAAAGGCGGTTCAATAGAAACCGCAACAAAACCGCAACAGTCATCAAAAAACCGCAACAAATAAAGCGCGACAGCAGACAACAAGAAACGACAGGGAAACCGACAAACACAAGTGATACCAATGCTTTCGGAGAATAAGAAACAAAAGGGTACAACGAGAAAAAGCAGACGATAAATATTTGGTAAGGATGAGGTCGGCAGTTCGAATCTGCCCAGCAGCTCCAACAAAACCCTGTAACCGCAAGGGTTCATGTTCATAGGTACACAATGTGACCTATGGGGCAGACCGGACGGTACAGGGTACGAAAAAAGTAAGTCGAGGGAATTTCCCTCGACTTACTTTTTCTTTGATCCCAAGTTTATTTGAGCGCCACATTTCAATTGGATGCGCAGACTTGATATGGGATATAACATTAGATGAAATTTCAGCCCTCTGCCTTTTCATTGGCAGAGGGCCGTTTTTTGCTTAACAGTTATTGAGCATCCCTTAATTGCTCTACAACACTGCATTTCGCTGCGTTGTCATACATCATGCAAGGAATCAGCCACCCCAGCAGAAGAAATACC